AACGATGTTGATGTATATTTGCATATAACCAAAGATGAAAACACAGAAGACAAATATTTTAATCAAATCCAAGAAACCGATATAAAAAAAATAATAGAGACATTAAACCCAATAACTACTATAATTGAAAATAATATCCAATACTCATCTGATAAATCAATTAATAACGTAACAAATCATTGGGCCAAATTATTTAAGTTAAACCAATTAAAATCTATTAGAGAAAACGAAACAACTAAGTATGATTTGGTTGTAAGGTTTAGATTAGACTTAAACATACTCACTAAAAACCTTTTTAATTTTGAATTAGAAAAAGGTGTTATTTATTTACCTAAAGACGCTAAAATAGATAAAGTTAAATTAACCAACCCAAATGATAAATATCTATGTGATGCATTTGCATTTGGTGATTCCAAAATCATGGATGATTATTTTAACATTTACTCTTACTATCGTAATAACATGTTACCTGTTTCAGAAACAGCTTTATATAATTATTTGACAAAGAACAAAATAAAACATAAGTTAATTGATATAAAATATAGTTTTGTTTTATCGAAATGTAATGTTTTTGCAATCTGCGGAGATTCTGGTTCTGGTAAAACTACGTTAAGCAATTTATTAAAAAATGGTTATAGCGATTCATTTATGTTAGAATGTGATAGATACCATAAATGGGAAAGATACAATGAAAATTGGGATGCAATGACTCATTTAAATCCAGAAGCTAATTACATAACGAAAATGGAAGAAGATATTTTTAATTTAAAATTAGGTAACAAGATTTATCAAGTTGATTATGACCATCACAGTGGCAAATTTACAGAAAAACAATTAATCAATCCATCAGATAATTTAATTGTTTGTGGCCTACATAGTCTGTATGGTGACAACAATCTATACGACATAAAAATATTTATGGATACCGACAATTCACTTAAGAAAAAATGGAAGATTAAACGAGATGTAATTGAACGAGGTTACACAATAGAAAAAGTGTTAAGAAGTATTGAAAAAAGACAAAATGATTTTTACGAATATATTACACCACAAAAAGAAAATGCAGATTTAATCATTAGATTTTTTACAAAAGATGTTATTAATTTTAATGATTTTGAGACTGAAGAAAAATTAAGTTTGGAACTATCAATTAACAATAACTGTAAAAATTTAAACCAAGTTTTAGAAACATTTAACAAAACAAAAATTAATTTTTTTATATCAAATGATGGTAAATTTACAAAGATAATTTTTGATGAATTTGTTGAAATGGATATGGTTGACAATTTGATTATTAAAAATAGTAAAACCAATACTTTCTACGATTACATACTATACTTTATTTTTTCCCTTAACTTTACTAATTAATTTTTTTTCGTATATTTGCATATAAAAAGTAAAGTTAAAACAATTTAAGATGAGCATAGAAAATATTACGACTAATTTGATACAGTTATCTAAGAAAGTTTCAAAATATTGTGTTGGTATGGAAGGAAACATATCTGGTAAGATAGACGATGAAAACTTTCTTATTAAAGCCAGTGGTCAATATTTATTAAACTTAGATTCTAACGGATTAGTTATGTTTGATTTTAATGGGAATCAAAAAAATAATTTTAATAAAAAAGGTAGTATGGAATTAAGTTTTCATACTTTTTTATTAGCGTTTGAAGGTGTTAATTATGTTTCACATACTCACCCTATAAACACTTTAAAAATTTTATGTTCTAACGATTTATACGGTTTTGTTGATAAGAGATTATTCCCAGACCAAGTAATATTCAATGGTGTTAAATCATGTTTTGTACCATATGCTAAACCTGGAGAAAAATTAACTGAATTAATAAAAGACAATGTTAATTTGTTTATTAACAAAGAAGGCTATTTTCCAAAAATAATTTTATTAAAAAACCACGGATTAATAACGTGTGGACATTCCATAAACGATTGTATTGTATCTACTGACATTTGTGAAAAAGCTGCAAAAATTTTTATTGGGTCAATTGGTCTTGGGGGTGTAAATTTTTTAAGTGACGAAGAAGTTATTGATTTAATTAACGATAAAAAAGAAAAATATAGAAAAAATTTATTATGAAAACAGAAGGTATAAGTTTAGGGTGGAATTGTTCTGCCGCTCAAGATGGTCTTAAATTAGGATTACGTGATACAAAACAAAATGGTTATAAAACATGTCCGTTTGATATGATGATAACGAACTATATAGGTGTTTGTAAATGTATTGAAGATGATTTTAAATTCTTTTGCGACCCAAATTATTTAGAATTAAGACCAGCCCCAATTATGTCCCCACACATACCCAATCAAAAAGATGATGAAATGTGGGTATTTAATACTTATTATAATTTTTATTTTAATCATGAGTCACCATATCATGGTAATCTTTATTTAAATGAACAATGGGGTGGACCCAATCATTTTGTTGATAATAATTTTGAAAAATTTATTGAAAGATATGAAAAACGAATCAATAATTTTAGAACATATATAAATGATTTAGAGTTTGTTAATTTTATTTTGTGGCGATATAATGCATCACCAACAGAATTGGTAGAAATATTTAAAAGAAAATATCCTAATTTGAAATTTAAAATTAACACAATAGTTGATTTTGGTAGACATACAGTGGATTGTTTAATAACAAAAACAGCTGATAGTTCAAAAGAATATGAAATGGATTATCTTAAATATATGAATATAACTGAAGATGAATACCCAGAAGAATTTGCTAGGTATAGAAATGAACTAATAACTGAGGATAGTGTAAAAAACGAACATATTGTTTTAATATATCCTAATAAAACATCAAATTTAAATTAATGAAAAAAAAGGTTATTTATGTGGATATAGATGAAACAATCTGTAACACATCAAACACAAGGGACTATAGTTTAGCAACACCTATAATCGAAAATATTGAAAAAATAAACAAATTATACGATGAAGGTAATACTATAGTATATTGGACAGCCAGAGGCAGCCGAAAACAAATAAATTGGTATGACTTAACATACTCACAATTAAACGAATGGGGTGCTAAATTCCATGAATTAAGAGTAGATAAACCATATTACGATTTATTCATTGACGATAAAACTTTAAAAATTGAAGAAATATAATGAGAAAAAACATAATTTTAATACCACCATGTTATACATATGGTGACACTTTTTCAGTAATCGGTTTATATTATTTTTTATTGAATTATTACGAAAAAGTACATTTCTATCTTTTTGAAGGGTATAATAGCGATAGTAGACAATATTTAATTGATTATTACACTGCTTATTTTAGACATGAACCATTATTTAATGAAAGACTTTTTTTTGCTCACAACCCTGAAGAAATGATTAATAATGGTGAATTTGGTGATTATGATATTTGCAATACATTAACAGCTGGTTGGGATAAAGCTCAGTTTAATTTTTATGATTTAGAAAATGTTGATAAAACATATTATTTTAATGACTTAAATCCATTATATAACAAACTTGATATTGATGAAATATATCTTTGCAAACCAAATAAACACTTACCAAACCAAATATTAACAACAAATCATAAACTTTATTATGAATTAGTTGGGTTAAATAATACAGTAAGGATGGATTTTTTTAATTACGCTAGGAGTTATAATCATGAATTGCATATTAAAAATTTTATTTTAGCGAAACAAAATATTACAGGACCATATAACATAATAAACGACTCGATAGGTTTTAATTTGGGTTCACGTATTCATAATGGATTACCAACAATCAACATAAATAATTTAGGTGAATGTGTTGGTGAATTAAGTTTGTTGGTTGAAGGTGCTGAGGAAATACATTTTATTGAAGGAAATAATGTTAATTTTTTTTATCATTCACAATACAAAGGTATTTTTAATTATAATAATATAATTAATTTTCATGTTAATTTAAGAAACAGAGATTGGGCGGTACCAAATATGATGCTAGACTCGGCATGGAAGATGATGGATGAACCAAGATTAAATAATTGGAATTTTATATTTTAAAGTTATGAAAATAATATCACACAGGGGTAATATATGCGGCCCAGTAATAGAAAAAGAAAACAGACCATCATATATCGATTCAGCAATACAATTAGGATACGAGGTTGAGGTGGATTTAAGATTTATTAATAATGACTTTTGGCTAGGTCATGATTACGAACAATACAAAATAGAATTATCGTGGATGGAACCAAGAAAAGAAAAACTATGGTTCCATTGTAAAGATATTAATTCAGCTTTAGAATTAACAAAATTAAATAACGGGTATAAATTTTTCTGCCACTCAAACGATTCTTATGTTTTAACTAGTACAAATAACTTATGGGTTCATGATTTAAAGGGTAAATTAGATGAAAATTGTATAATACCATTATTAAATGAAAAAGACATTAAATCTTATAATAATGAAACACCTTACGCAATCTGTACCGATTTTGTTAATTTGATTAAAAATGAAAAATAAACCACAAATAATAATACCTATGTCTGGTATTGGTAAACGTTTTATTGATGCTGGTTATTATGACCCTAAACCACTTATTGTGGTTGATGGTAAACCAATTATACAACACGTTGTTGAAATGTTTAATAGTCCTGATGATGTAATTTTTATTTGCAATGAAATACATTTAAGAGATACTAACATAAGACAAATATTAATATCAATTTCACCTAATTGTAAAATTTATTCTGTTTCAAATGATAATAGAAAAGGACCCGTTGATGCCGTATATCAAATAGCTGATTATATTGATGACGAAAAAGAAATTATTGTTAGTTATTGTGATTATGGTACCTATTGGGATTATGATAAATTTTTAGAACAAACCAGAACAGCAAATTCAGATGGTGCTATAGCTTGTTACACTGGTTTTCACCCACACATGTTAGGTTCTGATAATTATGCTTTTGTTAAAATGGATGGTGATAAAGCTATTGCTATACAAGAGAAAAGACCATTTACAAATGATAAGATGTCTGAATTAGCTTCAAACGGAACTTATTATTTTAAAAGCGGTCGATTGGTAAAAGATAAGTTTAAAGAATTGATGGATTTAGATTATTCGTTAAATAATGAATTTTATGTTAGCTTAGTTTACAATTTGTTAATAAAAGATGGATTGTTGGTTACTACATTTTTAATTGAAAATATGTTACAATGGGGAACACCTTATGATTTGGAAAACTATAACGGTTGGTCTGAATACTTCTCAAATATTAAAATTCCACAACCAAAAGTTAAAAACCCAAAAGGAACTACATTGGTGTTACCAATGGCTGGTAGGGGAAGTCGTTTTGAAGCCGAAGGATATTCTAGACCAAAACCTTTATTAGAAATTGATAATTTACCTATGATATTACAAGCTGTTAATTGTTTACCAGAATGTGACAATAATGTTTTTATGTGTTTAAAAGACCATATAGAGAATTTTAATATAGATAAAACCTTAACCGACTACTACCCAAATACTAAAATTGTTACAATTGATAAAACAACTGAGGGTCAAGCGTGTACGTGTGAAATAGGTGTCAACGAAACCAATATTGATTTAGACTCACCAATATTAATTTCTGCCTGTGATAACGGTGTTTATTATGATTCACAAAAATATTTGGAAATGGTCAACGATGAAACTATTGATGTTATTGTTTGGACTTTTAGAAATAATCAAGCCAGTAAAACAAATCCAAACGCATATGCATGGTTAGATGTTGATGACAATGATTTTGTTAGACATGTTTCTTGTAAGAACTTTATTTATGATGACCCTTTAAAAACACACGCTATCATTGGTACTATGTTTTTTAGAAAAAACAAATATTTTATTGACGGTTTGAAAAAGAATTATGAAGAAAATATTAGAACAAATGGTGAATTTTACGTTGACGATGTGTTGAACCAAAACATAAAAAATGGTTTGAAGGTTAAAGTGTTTGAGGTTAAGAATTACATTTGTTGGGGGACACCAAATGATTATAAAACATATCAATATTGGTATGAATATTTTAATAAAAATGCTAACCACATTAATGTTTACAAAGAATAAACCATATTTATTAATAAATTATTTATGACAAAAGTTACACCTACAAAATCTACAACAAAAACAAAAAAACCTGATGTAGTACCTACTCAAGAAGATAAAAAAGATGTTGATTTATTAGCTCAAATTAAAATAAACCTTAAGCATAAAAATGAGGTACAAAAAAAATTAACTAACGCAATTAAAGTAGGTGATGTAACAATATGTACGGGCCCAGCAGGCACTGGGAAAACAGTAATAAGCGTCGCAGAAGCCTTACAATTACTAAAAAATAATCCAGATAAATATCACGAAATTAAATTAGTTAAATCTATCATACAGCTTAAAGATGAAGATTTAGGTACCCTACCTGGTGATGCTAATGATAAATTAAAGTTTATTATGATGTCTTTCTTAGATGCGTTTTATAAACTTATTGGTGAAGAATTAACAGAAAAATTATTAGAAGCTGGATATATTAAAATGGAAGTTTTTGGTGCCATTCGTGGAAGGTCATTATCAAATTGTATAATACTTTTTGATGAATTTCAAAACGTTACGGATAACAATGGAAAAACACTACTTACTAGGTTTTCTGAAAATACAAAGGTTATTGCATTAGGCGATAGTAATCAAATAGATTTAAATAAACCAGAAAGTAGTTGTTTATTTGAATTGGTAAGAATGGCAAAATTACATCCAGAAGAGGGAGTAAATGTTATTGAATTTACTGAAAATGAAGTTGTTAGACATAGACTCACAAAATATTTTATTCAAATATTTGAACACAAAGATTATAAGAAAAAACCAAATTTTGATAAGGTAATATTACACCCCATAAAAAAAGAAAATTTATTTGTAAAATTTTTAAAAATTTTTAAGTAATAACTTGACTTATATCTTTTTCAACGTAACATAGAGAAATGAAAAGGATAATTTTATGGTTATAGGTATTAGTATTAATGAAGTTTTAAGAGATTTTATTGGGCAGTTAAGCTATACATATAATAAGTACGTTAGCGAAAACAATATTAAAGAAAATGATGTAACTAATTTTAATTTAATTGAATTTTTTCCCTTTAAAAGTATTGACGAATTAAATAAATTTATGTATCTCGAAGCCCCATTAGAAATTTTTGGGCATGCCGACCAAATGTCAGATAATTTAATGACACACTTTAATCATTTTTTAATGAACATTAAAGATGATGGTGAGCATGAAATTGAAATTGTAAGCAAAGAAGCAAATAAAAGCATTCCATCCACTTTTTTCTTTTTATCAAAAACAGGGTGTAGAATTGAAAAAATTAGATTTGTACAAAATTCAATTAACGAATGGGATAATTTAGACGTATTAATCACCGCAAATCCAGATGCCTTACAAAATAAACCTAGCGGCAAAATTAGCATAAAAATAAAAACGTCATATAATCAAAATATAAAAGCTGATTATGAATTAGATTCAATATTAGAATTTATAAAAGATGAAAATTTTAGAAATAAAATTTTAAATACACAAATAACAACTTACGAAGAAATTTAATTTATGATATATTTTGGAGATTCAGCATACTACATTAATCTAAAAGCTTTTGATAAAGCAATTACACTTACACTTGATAAAAGTGAATACGTTACCGAGACCGAAGAAACAATAACGCTTGATGGAGCCAATAATGTTATACAAAAAGAAATTATTTCTAAAACCATTCCAAGGGGTAAAGAAATTGATGCGGCTAAATACTCTTTACTCAATACATGTATTGAGTATATCCTAGACAATGAAGACGTTCAAGACGATACACTAGGTGCCGAAAGAGCATTATCACAAACCTCATTAGGATATAAAATAGCATTCAATACACTTCTTAATGAAGGTATAATAAAAGAAAAATAAAAAATATGGAAGAAAAACAAAAACAAATTGAACAAATTGAGCAGTTTATTAAAAATTTAGACAACAAAGAATTTAATCTTTATTTTTTTACGCTTGACACAAAGGGAAACCCAACTGCTGGTATTGCAAATATTTATGAGCATGTTAAGATATTAAATGAATTAGGGTATAAGGCATTTATTCTACATGAAAAAAATGATTATAAATTACGTGGTGATGAAACTGGCATGGGAATTTCAGATTGGTTAGGTGAAAAATATGCAGCCCTACCGCACGTATCAATAGAAGGGCAAAATTTAAATATTACACCAACAGATTTCATAATTATACCAGAAGCTTTTTCAACAATTATGGACCAAGTTAAAGGATTTCCATGTAGAAAAGTCGTATTATGCCAAAGTTATGATTATCTTTTAGAGCTTTTACCAATTGGTAAAAGATGGGAAGTAGATTATGGGTTTAGTCACGTGATTACAACTAGTGAAAGACAAGCTAACTATGTTAAGAGTTTATTTCCTATGCTTAATACATATGTTGTCCCAGTATCAATACCAAGTTACTTTAAACCTAGTGATAAACCAAAAATTCCCGTTGTAAGTATTCTTACTAGAAATCAAGGTGATGCAGTTAAGATTGCAAAATCTTTTTATTTACAATATCCAATTTACAAATGGATTACGTTTAAAGAATTACGAGGTGAACCTAGAGAAACATTAGCTGAAGAATTAAAAAAATCTTGTTTGGCTGTTTGGGTTGATGATGCGGCTGGGTTTGGTACGTTTCCAATTGAAGCTATGGAATGCGGTACACCAGTTATTGGTAAAATTCCTAATATGGTACCTGAATGGATGGAAACAATTGATGAAAATGGAAATTCAGTAATTAAAAATAATGGCGTTTGGACAAATACAACAATCAACATTCCTGAATTAATTGCAACGTATTTAAAAGTTTGGTTCGAGGATGCAATCCCGAATGAACTTATTGAAACCATGAAAAGTTCAACAGGTCAATACACATTTGAAAATCAAAAAGAAATAGTATCTAAAGTTTATTCTCAATTAGTCAAAGAAAGAAAAGAAGAATTTAATCAAATTATTATTAATGCCAATTTAACATATGCCGAAACTAAGTAAAAACTACGAATACGTTGGTTTTACAAACAACAAACCAATGTTTAAGGTTATAAGTAATCAAAAATGGTACGTTAGATTATACATTATTATCACAAACCCAATTATATACATATTAAAGGGTATTATAAGATATTAAAATAAACAAAAAAATGAGTAATAAAAATTTAAGTGGGATTTCTGTTATACTCCCAATACACGAATTGAATGAAACTGTTAAACCAATGTTTCATAACGCAATAAAAAGCGTAGAACTACAACAAGTATTGCCCGATGAATTGGTAATTGTTGTACCCAAAGATAGCGAAGTAGCTGAATATATTAAAACGGTAGATTTTGAAACAATCAAAAATATTGTTACTATCATAGAAAATGAAGGTGAGACGGATTTTGCAAGCCAAGTAAATTTAGGTGTTAGTAAAGCAAAATCAGAATGGGTATCTTTTTTAGAATTTGACGATGAATACGCCAATATTTGGTTTAAAAATGTTGTTGAATATAGAAACGCACATAGCAATGTTGGTATTTTTATGCCAATTGTTGTTGATACAGATGCTAATGGTAATTTTATTGGTTTTACAAACGAAGCAGTTTGGGCTAGTAGTTTTTCGGACGAATTGGGAATTTTAGATTTAAATGCTTTATTATCATATCAAAATTTTAACATTGATGGTATTGTAATTAAAAAAGAAATTTATGAAGAATATGGTGGGTTTAAACCAAGTATTAAATTAATGTTTATCTATGAATTTTTATTACGAATGGCATTTAAAGATGTCAGAATTATGACAATTCCAAAATTTGGATACAAACATATGAATCAACGTAAAAATTCATTATTTATGACGTATAAAGATACTATTAATCCAGTTGAGGCTAAATGGTGGTTAAATCATGCAAAAAAAGAATATTATTTTGACAAAGATAGAAAAATAACATATGAGAAACAATCTGCATAAATGGTTAATAAAAGGGGCAGAAAACGAAAAAATGAAATGTATTTTGGTCCAGATGAAGAAAAAGCTGTTAACGATTATTTATCATCAACAGACAATGCCGAAAGAAATTTAATTTATAATCAATGGCTTAGAGAACCATTGAACAAAATGATAGAATCAATAATTAGAAGATATAAATTGTATCGTAAGGGTGAAACATTTGAAGATTTACATAGTGACACCCTTTCATTTCTAATGACCAAAGCACATAAATTTGAAAATAGTAGAGGTAAAAAAGCTTATTCTTATTATGGGACTATATGTAAACATTATATTTTAGGTCTTTTAATAAAAGATGAAAAGTATACACGTCAAATGTCATCATATGAAGATATTTCTTCAGATATTGAAGAAAGAAGTGATTTGAGTTATGTAATTGATGATGATAAATTTTTAATGGATGACTTTTTAAAAAATCTGATTAATAATATTAAAGAAGAACTTGATGACGAACATTTACCATTAAAAAAAAGATTAAATGAAAACGAGCGAAAAGTTGGTCAATCATTAGTTGAAATTTTACAAAATTGGGAGACGGCATTTGATACAATGAATGGTGGGTCAAAATATAATAAAAATTCAGTTTTAGAAACAATGCGTAATTATACCAATTTATCAACCAAAGATATTAGACTGGCAATGAAACGATTTAAAGAACTTTATGAATTTTTAAAACATAACGATATTTAAAAAAATATTTTAGTTAATATTTATATATGAACCCAATACGCAATAAATAATATTACGTATACAGATAAATTCAAATAACAATTAACTAAAACATATAGAAATGCCAAGAAGAAAAAAACAAGAAGTTAAAATTAACAATGTTGATAGTCTTGAAGGATTAATGCAAGAAACATATAATGACGCTTGCCTACAAATTAATGATGCGCAAAAAACCATAAATGAATTAAGCACTAGTGTTATAGCACAAGATGTTGACGAAGTAACTAAAATTGCTAAAGAAAAAGGTGGATTATTAAAAATTAAAGATTCAGCAATTAGAATTAAATTAGAATTGGCTAAATTACAAAGCGATATAATAAAAAATCTTGGCGATGTTGATACAGCTATTTCCGAAAGAACTGAAGGTAAAGCTTCTTTGGATGATTTTAAATCAATCAGAGAAATGCTTAAAAATGATAAAACTATTAATAATGAACTTGAATAATTATGTCAATATTAAGTCAAAAGAAAAAAGTTTTTGGTAACATTGCAGCCGCTAGAACGTTAACCGAAAGCATGCCTAAATTAAAGCTTAATTCATCGTTTCCATCAATTAATAATGATGGAAACTCAATTACCTTTTTGTGTGATTTAATTAAAACGCTTATTGGTTATGAAGCGTTACAACAAAGTATTACCGATACACTGGTATATGAGTTAAAAAACATTGAACTAGAGGTTAAACAAGCGTTAAAATCAGAATTAAAATCAATAGTTAATTGTGGGGTAAATCCTTCAATTCCAGATATTATTAAACCTGATGGTAATGGTATGAGTTATATCGTTGATAAGGTTGATTTTACTGGAATTATGTTTATTGACCCATATTCATCCACTGGTAAATTATTATATAATGATTTAACACCAAATCTTATAAACAGTTCAGACTATAATACTTTTTTGTATCAAACAATACAAAATGATGGTACTGTTGAAGCATGGCCACAAACGACAACAGCAACTAACAAAATATTATCGTTTCAATTCAAATCAAATGACATTTCACGTAAAACACCAAACAATACAATTACGGTAAAAGCTCATTCAGATTATAGTAACAAAACACTTACGGATTTAAATAATGATTATATTGATAGTATAAGTTTATTTAATACCGAAAAGCTTTTATCTAATATTATTGATATGGTGTTTGGTACTATTTCTAATGCCTCTAATAAAACTATAAAACAATTAGAAAACGAAGCTAAAATAAATACTGTTATCGATAAAATAATTAATTCAGATAATAATGATATTATTAACGATAAATATTTTGTATTTAGTAACTCTGAAAAAAATCAACAAGAAATAGATGCAAAAAATAGAAAAGAAGGTAAAAAAATATTAAATACATCAAATCAACTTTCTACTAGTGTTTCACTTTATAGCATAACCGAAATGAACGATTCGGTTAGTAGTACTACTAATCAAATTCAAAAAAAAGATGCTGTATCCAATTCACTTAATTTAATTGGTAATGAAGTTGCAGCATATAGTAACAATAGCACCGACCATCAGTCGTTAAAATTTAATTTTATTCAAGAACTTATTAATAATCTTATTAAATCTATCGTAAATACTATTTTATCGCCAAAAGTAATTTCAATATTTATTATTAATTTTAAAATTATATATGGGCCCGATGCAACCTTTACTGATGCTGTTGATTTTTTAAAAAAGAATAAAAATTTAATACACAATATAACTAAAAGAATAACCGAATTAATAATTAAAACATTATTAAATATTGTACTTAAAAACATAACACAACTTGTTACTGAAACAATTGTTAAACAACAAATTGATAAAAATCAATCTAACTTAACACAATTATTAAGCTTAATTGGTGTTCCACAAGATGTAATTAGAAAAATAAAAGGATTGGCGTGAGTAATGTAAACACTAATAAAAAATCTGAAAACGTAACCGATATTGGATTAGGGTCAATTAGTAGCATATTGAATATTATATTATCAGCGTTCAATATACCTAAAACACCTGTTTCGCCATTACCCCCACCATTATTATTGGTAGGTGCAAATCTTAGACCTGGAATTACCGCAAGTGAAATTGCGTCTAGGATTATTTCAAGGCAATCTGAGGCAGGTTTAGTTACTGGCGATGTATTTGGAGATGGACCCAATAAAAGCGAAGCAATGGAGCTTATTCGCATTGAAGAGATTGTTAATTCAATTTTAACAGAAGCCAAAATAGAAATAGTTATACCACCAGGCATTTCTGTAACAACAATAGGAATTGGTAACTTAGGTGCACCAGTCTTATCAAATGGAGTTACAACCAATATTGCAGTTGGAAGTGGGGTAATACGTTAAAATATATTTTATGGATGAAAAAAAAATAGAAGATTTAGAAAATTTATCGAACAACGAGATACTGTTTCAAATTAAACAATATGAAGCTGACCATGAGGCAATGAAATTAATAATTATTAAATATTTTGACGATTTAATTGAAATTGAAAAGAAATTTGATAAAGCAAATAAAATTTTAGTTAAAAGATTAAAGGGAGAATAATATGTCGGCTGATAGTAATTTTAATTCAAACAAACCTAGTGTATTAAGCACTGTTGATTTTATTAAATCGATTCAAATTGGTATTGTTGTAAGTATTGATGACCCAGAATCACTAGGTAGAATTAAAGTAAAAATTCCTGGTCAAGCTGCCAAAGGCGGAGACGATGGCGTTGCAACAAATGATATACCATGGTCATATCCTATGGTTCCAAAATTCTTTTCATCAACACCAATTGTCGGTGAGGGGGTGTTTGTGTTAATTTATGATAAACAAAAAACACATAGTGATAGATTATATTTTGGACCTATTATCTCACAACTTAACAATTTAGAATTTGATAGCGTTGATTTAACAGGGTTAAATTCATTTACATTTGCTACAAACACACCTAATGTTGATTTTAATCGAATTCCAGCATTAAAAGGTGTTTTTCCAAATGCTACAGATATTGCAGTACAAGGTAGATATAATACCGATTTAATATTTAAAAAAAATGAAGTATTAATCAGAGCTGGTAAATTTGAAACATCCAAACCTAACGATAATAATCCGTTTTCGTTTCAATTTAATGCTATAACACAAGGCTATATTCAAATTAAAAATGATGTTGCGATTACCAAACCACAAGAAGATAAAACACAAGAAAGAGGCACGGCAATTAATGTTGTTGGAAATAAAATTAATTTATTAACCCACAAAGACGGTTCCCCAAGATTTAATCTAACAAATCAAGATAATTTAATTAGTGATGAAGAACTTTTAAATATTTTAGATACGGCACATCCGTTACCATTTGGCGATTTATTAATTGAATATCTTAAATTACTTAAAAATGCGGTAATAAATCACGTACATAGTAGTAATGGGACACCAGCAACAGACTTAATATCTGGTGGTGCAACTCAAGATGTTTTAAAATTTAAAAGTTTAGCTGAAGACCTTGAAAATCGTATGTTATCTCGTAATATACGCATTAATTAAAATGTTAATTAACATCTAAATAATCTAATATTCTTTGATATTTATTAATAAAGAAAATGATTATTAGAACATTTTTTGATAAAAATAATACACTAATTAAAAATAGTTACACCAATACTGGTAGAAACCCAGTTACTGAACTATTTTATGGGGGTGAAAATATTGCAAACAAATATAGTCGCTATATTTTTCATTTTGATGAAACTAGATTAGTCAATTTATATAACGATGGTACATTACCAGATTTATCAAAATTAACCCATACACTTAAGCTAACAAATACAATAACCTTTAACGCTGAATTCTTAAATGGAACCATGGCATCAAAAGATAGAGCATGTTCATTTGATTTAATAGTATTCAAAATTCCACAATTTTGGGATGAAGGTGTTGGATATGATTACGAAACGTCTGCTACTTTAAATGGTGATGGTGCGATATCAGTGGCACCATCTAACTGGATATATTCACAAACTGGCATAAATTGGAGTGGTGGTTCGGGTGTATTTTCGGGTACAAGTTCAAAAATTGTTGGTACACAACATTTCGACGCTGGTAATGAAAATATTGAAATTGATATTTCATCTTATGTAAATGGATTACTAACAGGTAATACAAATTATGGATTAGGAATAGCATTTTCAAGAAACTATGAATTAATTCAAACAAATAAACTTCAATATGTTGGATTTTTTACTAGACATACACAAACATTTTATGAGCCATTTGTAGAAAGCGTTTATGCAAATTATATTAAAGATGATAGAAATAATTTTTATTTAGATAAACCAAATAAACTTTATTTATATGTAAATTTAGCTGGAACGCCAACAAATCTTGATAGCTTGCCAACGGTTCGAATATATGACCAAAATGGAATTGATTATTTATATTATGATTCAAATGAAATTAATCATGTTACAAAGGGTGTATATTCTATTGACATTACAATACCATCAACACAATCCACTGATGGGTATCTATACAACGATGTTTGGAGTAATGTGGTTATCAATGGTATAGCTAGACCAGATATAACTTTGGACTTTGAATTAAAAAATAGTTTGGGTTATTACAATATTGGTAATGCAGATTCATTACCCAAAAAAGTTGCGGTTAGCATTTCTGGAATACAAAATCAAGAAAAAATAAAACGTGGTGATATAAGAAAAGTTATTGTATCAACAAGAATTCCTTATACTGTTGAACAAACACAAAGTATTAGTAGCTTAAAATATAGACTTTATGTTACTGAAGGTAGAAACGAATATACAGTTACTGATTTTGAACCTATTGAAATGGCAACAAACTATAATTATTTTTTATTAGATACGCAAAGTCTTATACCAAATGTTTATTACTTGGATATTTTATGTGAATCAAATTTAGAAGTAACAACATTAAAAAATGTATTAAACTTTACAATAGCTAGTGAATCAAACTTTAGAACCAGTCAATAATGAAAAATTTTATAAAAAACAAAATTAGATTGTTTATAAACGAACAAATGATTGATGGACAAAATATGAATTATCATACTCAATCATTATGTAACACAATGAGTGTAAAAAGCTATGAAGAAGTACTTGGTAGAGTAATAGCAGCAATTGGCACCAAAGAAAAAAATCCTGAATTATGGGCTAAAATTGCGAAGCCATTAAGTATGTTACAACAAGCTAACAATGAAATTAATAAAGAAAAACATACCGATGTGAATGGCAATAAAACAAATAACTCAAATGGCATGACTGGTGATTCAATGGTAGATGAATCAAATACTTGGTGGACCGCAATACAGTCAACTATTTGTGAACAAGGACCAGAATTTCAATAATTATGAAAAAATTTTTAAACATTTTATTGTCTGATAGCAACAAAATTTCTATGAAACGATTCATAGGGTTAATTTGTTTAAGTATGTTTGTTGCATATGGAATTGCTGGGATTTTAAATCCTTTTAATCTTCAATTTTGGGTATTTTATGTATCGTTATGTGTAATTACAATATGGATAGCATTTAAATTTATGTCGGCAGAAAAAATATTAAAATATGATGTTATTGGTAAATTATCTAAACTTCCAACAATAAAAGATAATGTTGACCAAGCAATACATTCTGAATCAGAAGAAACTAATAATATAATTGATGAATTTCCACTACCACCAAAAGAATAAGGTTTATTTATTTGGAAATCTAATCATTGAATTTCTAAATCTAAAATCTTTATACTTACCCATATTTGACACAAACCCAAAGCGTTTGTAGAAGCGTAATAAGCCTGATTTAGAGCTTTCGGTATCTTCTGGTGTAAGAACACACAATAATCCGTATTTATCGCACAATGCGTTTATTTCGCCCATTAGAGCGGTACCTAATCCTTGTCTTCTTTGTGATTTATCTTTTACTTTTATTGATGCAACCTCAATTGCATAATCACCTTTTAAATATATCCAACACGCCATACCCATATCATCATATTTTTGTATGATACTATCTAGTTCCATTTGAATTTTAAATTTATTTTCATCTTTGTTTATAGATTCTAATGTACTTTCACGTAATAATTTTTTTATAATTTCTTTCATAATTAATATTTTATATTAATTTGTCATTTTTTTACCTAATAATCCTTCTCTATTCATTCTTTGCTTTAATTCCTTACGCCATTTTGCGTTTGTCTCACCTTTAAGTCCATCATTAATACTAAGTAATGATGATGACATGTCTAACATATCTTGAAATGATATTTCATCCCATACATTTTTATATTTATTATATAATTGTTTTATGTTATGAATTTGTCCTTGAATTTCTATTTTTGTTGCATTTACATTCATATTCCTATAATCATACTGTTTCTTATTAACTGCTGTTTTAATATGACTATTATTTAATGTGTCGTCTATCCAATGAACTAACTCATGATGAATACTACCCTTAATTTTATGTTCAGTAAATTCTGCTTCCATTGATTTTTTTTGAAAACCACTAGGTAAAAAACTAATGGCTCTTTTTATATTTCCATCAGCTTGATTCTGTATAAAATTTAATGCATTGCTAGAATAACTAAGACTAATTCTGTTATGGTTTGGATTATAATGATTATGACCTGAGTTTATTATTATAACGCAAGGGTTTAATTCATGACACGTAAACGAATCGGGCGATATTAAAATTGATGTATCTGTCTCAGACTTTTTAAACATATCAGGTGTTATCAATCCTGTTTTTTCAATTATATCAATATCATGTTTAAAATATTTATCATATAACAAATTAACATCGTCATCAACATGTGTTAATTTTTCTAAAAGTATTGTTTCTCGTAATAATTTTTTAATTAATTTTTTCATATTATTTTACACGGTATTTTAAATAGTCTGAATATTTTGGTTTTTCATTTTTAAAATAATATTTTTCAATTTTTTTACCATAGCTAATTAATTTATAAAATCCATCAGGTACTGTTGCACCACTAGATAATTTAATTGATTTTTTACTAAAAACACATATAACTTTGACATCAACTCTACTGTTTTTTTCTTTTAATTTTCTTTCGTGGTCTTCTAATAATTTCCATGTTGTTCTATTTAAATCTTGTTGTTGTAAACTACAATTTAAATACGTGAATGTCATATATAACATTTTAGTGGTACAATTAAAATTAGCAGCTGGTGCTAAATGACCCTTATCATACATATTTTGATAATAATCAAACCAATCTGAAGTATGTATTAAATTATTGATATAAAAATCCATACCAGCTCTAGACGCAGTACCATTAGGACACAATACCGTATATTTAACCCATAATGGTTGTTCTAATACTTCTGAATACATCACTTCAAATATTTCAAATTTAAAATATACGCTATCTCTTAATTTTTGTGAAAATCCATTTAATGATATTACAAAAAACATTAAAAAAATTAGTTTTTTACTCATTTTTATATATTGGCATTAATTTCATATTTTATTTGTTTTATTTAAACTCATAATAACCCTATCATTAGATATTCTTTTTTTTACTCTAAATCCATATTTTCGTTTTAATATATCAGCTAATTTCGGATTAATAACATCAATATCCATTGATAATTTCTTATTTGACATATCTAAAACTGTATCATTTTGTATTTCATATTCTTCTAGTGCCGCATCTATTAATAAATGTGATAATCTTAAGTTTTGATAATTTTTATCTAGCGCAATATCAAAAGAAAAACTCATATTATTATCACTAACCCACACACCACCAATAGCTGTTCCATTTTCAACATCCACTAAAATATTAGATAAGCGTTTATCGCTTAAAATATTTACCCCATTTTCATTAGCTATTTTATGTACTCTATCAATTAGTTCATCAATGTCTAAATTAGAATCTTCTATTTCTTCATTATAATCGTCATAACTTATTGGAAATAAAACATATTTATTTTCATTCTCAAAAATTAAATTTTCTCTAAGTAATTTTTTAATCACTTTTTTCATTAACTTTGTTTGTTGTTTTGAATAGCATCTTTTAAGTTATTCGCATATTTTATTGGGTTTTCTCTAGCAACCAAATCCATTGTGGTTTGAGTAATATTATATACGTTTTTAATATCGTTAATTAAATCCACATACGATGCACCATTTGGATAAACATTCGCCATCCAATGTTTATCAGATGAGATTAAATTAACTAAATCTTGTAATATTGAAATACCTCTTTCATCTAACGCTAAAGAATTTAAATATTGATTTTTAGGCATTGGATTACCATAATGGTCTCCTTTATATTGCGATAATAAATCATAATTTCCATTTTCGGTTATCATACCCAATTGTTTAGAAATTTTATGAAAATTTTCAATTATTAATTTTTCTTTATTAACAATTTGTTTTTTTATTAAAGATTGTTTGCTCATGTTTTTATTATAAATATCATTAAATGCAAAAAAGGGTAATCTTTCGATTACCCTTTTAAGTTATTTATTTTCAATAAGTTATCTCAACTCATTAACATTAAATGTAGGAACACCATCCACTCTTACGTGAGCGTAGAACCTGTTATTTACAACCTTTTTCGCATAACGTGTCATGATACCTTTAACTGGAGCAAAGTTAAACGGATTGTACATAGTTGGGGTTAATTGCAATGGCACATATGGCGCATAGATATAACCAGTATCCAACAATGATTTACCCTTATGACCAACAATGATAGAGTAAGCAGGTGAATATGGGTCACGGTATACTTGATAACGTCCGCTTAATGTACCAATTCTTTCAATACCCATGTTGTATGAATCTTGCTCAGGGTTAGCATCACTTACGTGAAAATAGTCCAAATCATCAAATACAGCCGAAATCTCAGAAGATACAACAATAAAGTTTGCACCACCACGAAGAGTTGATTTGTGAATTTGAGCACTTAACTGATTAACTTTCATAATCAAAGTTTGATTCCAGTCTTTTTGTGTGTAAGGACTAGCAGCAGAAGAAGCTTTTCTCCAACCGTTATAATCCCAACGCAATTGCCATGCACCACCCTTACGCAAATCTCTCAAGATTTCTCTATCGATTTCAGCAGCAACTTGCTCAGACAACATTGCAGTCAATTCAGCCTCAGCATCAATGTTGTGGAATGCACTAACATCTTGAGCCAATTCTGGAGACCATGTTGCTCTTAATTTTCTTTCTTCAACAGCAACCACGATTTCATCCAATTTAAAAGATACTTCTCCCATTTCAGTTTCAAGTTCTAAGGTAGCATATTCAGCCCATGCAGCATTAAATGTATATGCTGATACAGTTGTAGCAGAAGCACCAACATAACCATCATAAGTAGCAGTACCAGCATAAGCAGTACCAGAAGCAGTTGTTCCAACTGGGTGAGTTAAATCCAATCCCAAATAGATAGCACCTGTCGCATCGGTTAATGAATCATAATCAACAATTCCTTTACCATATTTCTGAGTAACTATTCTGAAAGGTACAGACTTGTTAGAACCAATAACTACGTTATTATCTCTATCCAAAATGTTAGCAGTGGTAACAACTTGCAAAGAAGCTAAGAAAGATTCGGTATCCATTTGGTTACCATCAGCACCAATCATTACTTGTTTGTTTGTGTTATTTGGTGAAAATCCAGAGATAGCAACAATAATTTCTCTTACAGCTCCATCAGTTGCGGTTTGCAAAGTACCAGCACCAGACAAAGCTGCACTAAACACACCACTAGTATTTAAAGTAAATTTAGGTACGTTAGAGTGTGTACGAATAGTCAAAGTACCTTTAGAGTTATCAAATAAGCCATCATTGTAGAAAATATCATACAAGTTCTTAGCTTCAAATGGAGTCACAACACATGTTCCAGCTGCTGGCAATACACATGATGGAATTCCACTAGATGCAAATGAAGTATGAGCAGAATAAATAGTTCCATAAACGTCTGTAGTACCGTTATTCGCATAGTCACTACCAGCATTTCCGTTAGCATCAACACGGCTAGAAGTTTGTGGTACGAAATAGAACAATTTACCAATTGGCATGTTCATAGCTTGTACAGACACGATGTCGTTAGCAAGTAATTTAGAGAAAACCCTTCTTACGATAGGGAATACAACTGTTTCAAAAGAACCAGATGATGTTGATACAGTAGATTCGCTTAAAAGAACTGAAGCTTGGTTCTCATACAATTGAGCAATGTTTTCTTTTACGTGGCCTTTAAGACCTTCAAGGAAGCCTAAGCTATCCCATTTTGATTGGGTTTCTTTTCGGATGGCCTTCATGTGGTTCATTCCGATGTTACCAACTTGTCCAGATGTTAATAAATGTGACATAATTTTTTTTTAATTATTTTTAGTTCTTATTATCTTTGTTCAACTCTTTTAATCAAATCTTTGATTCTTTGAGTTGATGGGTCAACATACACAGTAGCTTTGTTTAATTGTTTAGAGCCACTAGTTGCAACCTCTTTGATTATTTTATTCTCTACCGCTTCGTTCATTGGTCTTCTAACAGATAATTCACTTACAATAGTTTTATATAATTTTTTAGATTCTTTAAGGTTAGAAACCTCATCATCGAATCTTGTGATGATTTTTTTCTTTTCGTCTTTGGTAGTTGAATGTTCCATAAATAACTTAGTTACGTAACTTAAGTTAGAATTGAATACAACTGTTTCTACCAACATATTTCTGAACTTCTTAAGCGCTTGTCTGAACTCTTCATTCTCAAGCTTTAATTGCGCAGATTCATTTAGTAACTTTTTATACTTAATTTCGGTTTCAGAAATAACTTTTTTAGAAGATACAGACTCATTTTTAGCCTTTGGATTTTGAATAGCGCCAATCGAACTAGGACCAGTTTTATTACGGTGAGTGCCAACACTCATACCAGTACCAATACTCGCTTTTTCTTCAATTGATTCGTTATCAGATTCTTCATCTTCTTCCGTTACAACTTCTTCTTCATCCTTTGATTCATAAACTTCGTCAGTCATTTCAGATTCATTAGTTATTTCAGATTCATCATCCATTGCGATTTCGTAAGTCATTCCTTCATCTTCCATATCGTCCATGTCTTCCATGTCTTCCATGTCTTCCATATCAGTTTCAGAACTTCCCATGCCTAATGCACCTTTTTTAACGATGTATTCGCCTGGTTCTGAAATGTTTAAATGAATTTCGTCACCAACAATTTCAATTTCATCTTCACCGCTTAATTTTTTGTAAATTGCGATAACATCATCATCTGATGCGGTTGTCATATCTAATTCATCCCCACCTAACGCATCTGCGTCCATTCCTATTTCTTGGTCATCATCTTCTGAGCCAACTTCTTCTGGGTTTGGAAATTCTAATTCATCAGACTCTTCGTCAGAATCTTCACCATCAATTTCAATCTCAAAACCTTCTTCGTCACCTTCGCCACCTTCAGCATCTTCGCTTTCAGCGTCTTCGGCTCCTTCTTGAGATTCAAGATTTTCATCATCTATGGCTTCTTCGTCATAATCAGCTTCTTCAAGCGATTCTTTCACCATACCATCAATTTCTTCTCTCGCAACTGAGCGAAGTATTTCTTTGGTGTTGGCATTTAAAGCTTCTTGAATTTTTTTAACATCCAATAACGCTTCTTCTAAAATTGATTTTTTGTCTGCCATTTTTTTTGTTTTTGTATTACTTATCAAATAATAATATGAGTATTACCCACTTACATAATAAATATGTATTTTTTTATAAAAATTCAATTTTTGTAAAAAAATATTTTTATTTTTATTTTACCCTAGTAAAAAATTATCTAAACTTTCATTTAAATTTGTCTTTGTAATTGAAATACTTTCAACATAAGGTTTTGATTCTTCTTTGTTTTTAAAGACCCAAGAACCAGGGGTGCTTGGTGCTGTAACTACATCCCAACATATAAGTTCAAAATCATCTTGAACGATAAAATCGCCCTTTACTTCTTTTAATGAACCAACACCTCTTGATGATACACCAATCATATAATTTTGCTGTAGATAATGGGCAACTAAATCACCCTTTGTTGATACGATACCAAAATTTATGAATCCTTTGGTCATAGGTACTTCCATTTTACCCATAAGTGTATGACCTTCCCACCATGTTTGAATAATATTATGTGATATTCTATCACCAGAAATTACAGAAGATTCTGGATGGTCTAATTCACCTAATGCCCTTCTTTCTCTAATGGCTTCTTGATACACTTCATTTTGTCGTTTAAGAATTTCTTCTGGGTATATTCTACCATTTCGATTTTTAACGTTAAATTTTTGTAATACAACATAAACGACTAATGTTCCTGTATCACCTTTATGCCCCAATTCTAATTTAGTAAATTCTTTAATAATTGGTTGATTTCTAGCCTCTAACGGTGAAATATATCCAGCATCATGTTCAATTAATACTCCAGTACCAACTTCACCAATTTTTAATATTTTTAATTCATCATATATTCTCATAATATTATATCTTTAAACATTTATAACAATATATTTGTATAATCAAACACACTTTTACTAGTTTAAAAGCGTTAAATTTTTATCTAATGTTATTATAATAAATATGGCATTAAAACAAAAAAACCTCAATGTTGAATTGAGGCTTAATTAATTATTAAATTTATTTTTATTTTTTTTTCTTGTAAAAATTGAAATATTTGTCTTTTTCAAAAACATTTTTAATTACGGTTTCAATTAATTCATCAATAAATGGTGCTAAAGTACTATCATTTATTGGCATTTCGTATTTCATAAAAAATGTTATTTCAACATTTGTAAAACTTCGCTTACCAAATTTGACACCTGATTCTCGGATATCAAAATCTACAATTGTCCTATCTTTTAAAAATGGTGTCGCAATATTTTTTTCTAATATATTATAAATTGTTTGTCTGATTTTTTTATCAATGTCTTTTATAATTCTAGTGTAATTTAACTCTCCATCTAATCTTGGGTCAGCCCATGCTGAAACGTTAATATATAATGCTTTTGAATTTTTATTATTTACACTTCCGTAAACAACATTATAATTTTTAAACTTGTTAATTTTTAATTCTTTTCCTTTCTTCATACCTGGTTTTATTACAAGTATAATAAAATTTTTTTGTTGGGTCAACTTTTAAAATTTTCCCCAAATAGACAAAGCAACTCCAATTAAAATTTGAACAAATGTAATAATAGCAATTGTTGCAACCCACTTATTTTTTTGTGCATAAATCTCATCCTTGGCTTCTTTCATTTGCATTGGTGACCAAACATCATTAACTTTTTCAATCCAATTTTTTTGGTCACTAACTACTTTTTCAGTATTTTTAAATTCAGTTAAAACAGTATTCATTTCTTTAAAACGAATATCAATGTCTTCACGCATTTTTTCGTAATTATCATTTAGTCTTTCTAATTCTTTTAATACTAATTTACTGTAGTTGCCCCAAGTTTCTCTGTCTGTAGACATTTATACAAATTTAAATTTATTTAATATTATTTTTAATTTAGTACACATATTTTCGTAACACATAATTTTTGCATCTTTATTGTCTAGTTGATTAACGTGTTCATTTTCTACTTCAACAATATTTTTAATTTCATATATCATTTTTTCAGATGTTTTATCATCTATTATAGTACATAAAATATTAGATAATTCCCTTAATTTAATAATGTTTTCATTTGGATGTTTAGAAACCATAGAATTTTTTTAATTTTTTAAGTTATTTCGTAGCCCAATTAATTTAGAAATTCTTATTATTAATTCTTCTTCATTAACTTCATCTTTTTCATCTAATTTTGTCTTAACCCTTAATAATTTTTCTTTTGATTCACCATCAGCATTGTCAAGTAATTTTTCAACAAGCGTTACACATTCTTTGACAATTTCATCATAAAGTTTTTGTTTACCTTTAATGTCAGACTCAATTAATGTTTTTAAGATTTTCTTATCGAATTCGTCTAAAGTATTATACTTTTCATTGTATTTTTCAACCATTATATTGGTTAATATACTAATAGGTACTTCTAATGCGCTATTAACTTCTTTAGCTTTATTCGTGGAAATAAATTTATTAATGTTTTTTATTTCTTCGGTAATCTTTTCAATATTTTTAGGTGTTCTTTTAATAAAAATCAAGTTGGCCAATGATTCATGTAATGTGGAATACTCGTAAGATTCAACTACCTTGTCTTCAAATTTATTTACAAGGTTTACAAGTTTTTGATTTTCTTTTAATATATCGGATTTACTATATTTTTCCAATAACTTTATATTTTCAGAAATAAAAAGATTTGCAGACATAACATCTCCATCTATTTTATTTTCAATGTTATTATATATGAAAAATTGTGTTTTCAATATTTCACTTTCTTTAATAGTTTTCAGATATCTTTTAAATAATTTTTTAGTTGTATTGTCTTTTCTTATAATATTTTCTACGAATAAATTATTGAAAACGTTTTTTATTTTACCAAAATTTTGCATTTTAATAGTTTAATAATAAATATCAATTATTGTCTCAAAAAATTAATCTTTAAGCATATCGTCAATATTTTTAATCATATTACCAATGCCTTCATTAATTTTTACATTTTTATCATATATTTTAATTTTTTCTACTGATTTTTTAGGTTCATTTCCCACCATTGAAATTAATCTGTCAATAAAAATATTTTGATATTTTTTATTTCGTTCATTTAATTTTTTTGATAATACTTCTTTCTGTTCCATTAATAAGTTTTCAGTTTTTTTGAAATTTTCAGAAGTCGCACTAGCTTCAGCCCCAGCCTTTGGCGTTTCACCCTCAGCCCCAGCTTCTGGCGTTTCACCTTCGGTTCCAGCTTCTGGCGTTTCACCCTCAGTTCCTTCGTCACCACCAAAATCCAAATCACCCTCAGCTGTTCCACCACCACCAAAACCACCACCTAAGCTACCAATACTTCCACCGCCTCCGCCAGCACTAGCGCCACCATCTTCACCGTCAGCAGGAGCAGCACCACCGCCTTTAAGCGCTAAATCCATATCGCCATAAATCCTATCAACAACATCAAATACACCAGTGTGTTTAATAACATTTGATGAGTTTTGCAATTCAGCGGAAGCTGCTTTTTCAATTCTTTGCTCAAGAAAATCTTGTTTAATTTCATTGTCAGACCATCCAAATATTTCCCTTCTAGCTCTTGTCATAGACATTGGTGCGAATCCATTACCAGCATCAGTTACAGAATCTTTATATAATGTCATCTTTAATTGCATATGCTCAACTTTAAGCATTTCAGCTTGTGTTGATGGGTTATTAAGTGTAAGTGTAAAATTGTCTAAATCATCTTCAAATCCTAATAGATACAAATGAATAATAACAATTTTATTAAGTTCTTGCAACATAGATTGTTGAATACGATTAATTGTTCTTGAAAACCTAATATCTTGTAATGCTAAATTTTTTCCTTCGCCAGTCGCTTCCTCAAATCCTAAAAAAGGTTTAGGTACTCTTAACGCAGTAAATAATTTTTTTTGAAGATATTCAATATCAGAAATTTGGTCTAAATTTGCTGCGCCTGGTAATGTATCAATTGGATTTGGTGCATCTTCACTTCTGACTGGAATAAAATAATCTTGGTCATTTGAAAGTTGATTATATTTTAAATCTAATTGACCAGTTTGTGGGTCAACAATTGGTGAACGTTTAAATCTATTCGCAATTTCATTTACATATGCTTCGACATCTTTATCGTCAATGTTACCAACATAAATTTTATATATTCTTCTTTCTGGAGCACGTGTTACACGATAAACTAACATTGCGTCTTCAGATAATAATAATTGTTTCCAAATTCTTCTTGCTTTTTCTAACATACTATTATGTACCACAATACCATTAGCATAAAAATTGTGGTTTTCATTTTCAACATATATATCATAAGTCTCATAATCACCAATTTCCTCAATAGATATAATTGGCTCCAATATGAAATTATTTGTTTGTCTATTATTAATATCATGTTTTTTAGATTGTGTATTTTCAGAATCATAGAAATAAAAATAAAAACTTTCCTTTTGTGATTTAAAATTTCTAAGACCAATTTTACCATCCTTTCTAATTCTAGAACAAATTTTACCACTTTTACGACCTAATGATTGTACTAAAATTTTAATATCTTTAATTAAAGACTCATTAGCCAATTCAATACAATACCTCAAACAATTCCATTCATCAATAAACATTGACCCATCGGCATCTATTAATCCCATTAAAAATTCTTCCTTTATTTCTTTTGAAGAAGAAAATACCCAACTAGGTATTCTCTTGGTATAAGCTGTTCCTTCAAAATCTAAATTTTTTAATATTGTTGCTAACATTTTAGAATTACAAATAGCTTGTGAAAATTCTAAATTAGAATCACTACTATTAGTAAATTTAATTTCTTTACCACTAATTTTAGTCAAATAATTAACGTATCGTTCATTTATTGTTTTATGTTCTGATAAAGCAATTGAAACAGCATTTTCGTTTTTAATAATCCATCCGTCACCAATTAAATAACCAATTAATCTAGCTAATTCATTATCAACTTTATCTGGTATTAAATCAATTGACGCCCAATAATCGTTTTTATTTTCTTCTGGTTTAATCTTATCAATTATCGTTTCAATATCTTCATTCTTTTCTTTGTTAATTACTAATAAATCGCCAATTTTAAAATCTAACGTGTTTTTATAATCAAATTTATTGGTTTCTTTATTATAATACATTACTTTATGTTCTTCAGATACATCAATATAATTATGTTTAGTTGATAACTTATAACACGTTTTAGTTCCAGAAGCAATTGTATCTAATACTTTAGAAGTTATTCTATTTTGTGTATTTGTATCAAAAGAATATACTTCATCACCAATAGCTATATCTTTTATTTCTTTGTACCCACTTTTTGTTTCTATGTAACTATCTGATTTTAAACAAGTACCATATGGTAATCTTCTATCATCACCCAACAATCTAAAATGCGCCATTTGCCAAGAATTGAATTCCACATCACGGCCTCTCCAATAAAATTTAACCTTATCAGCCTTGGTATCAGAATCAATTCTTTGTGTTAATATATCAAAAAGCCCACCATCCCTTCTTTCCATTTCATAATTAGGCATTTGTTTAGCACCAACCACACCATTAGTTTCATCAATATTAAGATAAACAAAATTATCCCCATATTTAGCCACGTTTCTAGTCCACATTGGTAAAGAAGTGTGAATATCTAAACGATTAAATAAAAGGTCCTCAATTATACCCTTTACTCGTTTACTATCGGAATATACATTTACCATTCTACCATTACTATTAAGTGTAGTAGACTCTTCCATCATAATATCTAACGCTGCGGCAATTTCTGGATAAAATTCCATAGTTTCAAAATCAGAATAAGAGCCAATACGAGTAGTTTCATAATTAATAGCTTGTTGAAATAAACCATTCTCAACCTTCTTCCAAGTTTGACCTAAATATTTATTTTGTTGCGCTTGTAACTTTGCTAATTCATACTCTTGTTTGTCTTGTGTTTTTAACAAAACATCTTTTCCCATCGTATATCGATTGGTTTGTGGTTGACTTTTTTTTGTTTTAAACCCATCTGGACCAAGTACTTGTCCTAATTTTTGAAATATTGTTAAATTTTGCTTTGCCATATTCTTTTTTTATATTATAACATTTTTATTTGTAAAATAAAGTTTATTTTGTTCCGCTAAATAACCACATATATTGTCCTGTTGGGTCTTGCATATTTTTAGACACAATAGGGCTAAAATTAGGTTTGGCCATAGCAACTTTATTTTTATTATTTTTTGATACAAAATCATTTCCATGCGAAATTTTTTCATTTGAAGCCGTGTTAGCTATCCAACTACCTAGCATAGCAATTGTTTGTTTTTCAAGTCGTTCAAGATTTTTAAATGAATGTTCAATTGTCCATAAACACATTGCCATTGCCATTATTAAATCATCGTGATAACCATCCATATGGTCAGCTCTACCATTTTTAAAAACAAATGTATTCATTTCAGACGTAGTTCTAATTGACCTAATTTTAACTTCATTTGTCCTTATCTTGTATTCAAAATTTGCAATCATTGGTGTACGAACAGAACCAGTCATAAAACCTGGAGTTTTTTCACTTTGTTTATGAAATTTCATTTCTTTTTGTTTTGAAACCAATACCTTACCATTAGGTGTATCATAGTGTAATCGTTTATACCCTAATTCCAAAAGTTTTAAAACAGTCGAAACCCCCATACCACCTGTAATATCAACAACCGTATATGCTTTATATAATTCGCCATACTCATAAACTATATGTGCTAATAAGTCTGGTTGTATCTTACCCTTATATTCCATAACTTGTTCCATAGTTGTAACATCTAACATTGTAATTGTTGATGAATCTTCCCCATCTCCCCTCGAAACGTCCACACCTGCGATATATTGATGCCCTTCTTCAGGCTGTTTCCAAATCCAAATTTCATTTTCAGCACCAGCAAAATATTTAGGGTCTTGTACGTTTTCTTTTTCTTGTTGTTGAATGTATTTTTCGTCAATAACATTACCACCAGAACCAATAAATGATACGTCTAACTCTTGTGCAATCATTTTAACATCATTGTTCATACCACGACACATTTCTTCATACCATGATGAAGTTGGTTTCCAACCATCCCTAATCATTTTTTGATATGAATCAAACGTAAATTCATATTCGGGTATTATTTCGTCATCTTTTAACCATTTAAGGTCTTTGTTATACCTTAAATCTTCGTACCATTTCATTTCAATAACATTAAAGTTATTTTTTTTGATTTTAGCTTTAGCTTGTTGATATGTTTTATAATATAAGGCATCCATACCATTTGGTGTTGAAATCAATGTAGCCTTACCACCTGTATTATGACTAATTATACCATTTGATATAAACGAATTAGTTTCTGGTACATGTAAATCATACGTATAATCTGCGCCTTTAGTTATTTCAATTATTTCATCAATATAATATTTTTCATTATATTTAATTTGTTCAGATAATTTTAGTAAATCTATATCATTAGGTATTTTAAGCATTAAACGATTTAATGATTCATAACTTAATCGCTCATATTTTGAACACCAAAAACGTTCTAAGAATCTAAATTTAGATTTACTAACCCCATTGTTTTCTAATATTTTTAATATTGTTTTTTGAGATACATTGATAAATCGACTATTTAATTTTTTACCAATTAAATACTCTGCATTTTTTTGTTTTCTATTTAATCTAAACCCAATTTCAGAATAAAATTTTAATGCATAATTAGAATAAATTTTTAAATTATAAATAGTACAAACATGGTCTTTGTTAGATATTATTGACGATGTACTAGTTTTTTGTATTTCTTTTTTTACATGTGAAACAATACCAAAATTTAAAAGTAATGTTTGTAGTGTACTAATTAATTTTTTGGATGTGCTACTATATTTAATATCTTTTTTTGTTGACATCCCGTCTCCATCAAACATACCTTGTAAAAAATTAACAATAACTTCTTTAGGCATTTTAAGTATTGATAACGGTATTTCTTTATCTTTAGCATTATGTTTTTTAAGCCCAAATTCTTCAAACCATTGAACTAATTTAGTTGAATGAAACATATAATGTCTATCATCTACTTTATTAAATCCATTACCTAATTTAGCTATATCATTTACTAAAAAATTAGTTATTTCTTCATCGGTATTAGTTATTATTATACCTCTACTAGTAAAATTACCTTCAGCAACGAATAGACCTAATAAATAACAAAAATCTAAATTATCTAATAAATTTAGTGGTATGTTAATATCTTTTTGATTATGATTTGATTTATTAAATGTAAAATCAAACTTACTATTAGTACCAAAATAATTTTGGCTATGGCTTATTATTAGTTTATCACCAATTACTAACTCATTCATTTTAACCCAAACTTCTTCTGACCCTTTTTTTATTAATAATGGATGTTTCCAACTACCTTCTAGTTCTACACCCAATTTAGTTTTTATATTATATGTTTCACCATATTCACTTACAAATGTTTGTGTTGCTGGTGTCAAAATACCATCTTTATTACAAACCATATGCGGTATTTCTAAATCAGTAAAACCTAGTTTATCTTTTTCACTAACTAATTCATCTAGTTCAACTAAACCATTTTCTGTTAATATTAATGATTTTTTAGTTAAACATCCTAATGCCGTTAATGCAGCACCGAATACAATTGCACCGTTATCAATATACGCTGCTTCATCCATTACAAGATATGTTGGTGTAAATCCACGTAATGCATCCTTAGATGTTGCAACAGCTTTTATACGAGAACCATTTGGAAGTTTAATTTCTTTTTTAGCATTAGTAATAAAAATTGTTTTACTTTCGTTTTCTGCTGTCCCATAATATTCTGGCCCCCAAAACCATCTTGGTAATTGTGATACAAAATCTTTAATTTTTGCTAAAAATTCAAATGCTAATTCTTGCTTATTTGCAATAATTAGTACAGCCTCTGGGTTTTCTTCTTCGGCTAAACCAACTTTAATAGATAAATAAGCTGCGGTAGTTGTAGAAACGCCAGCTTGTCTAGGCTTAGTAATTAAATTAAATCTATGCTTTTCGTAACAATGTATAATTTCTTTTTGTCTAGGAAATAACATGAAGGGAACAAACCCCTCTTGGGTTTTATCAAATGTCTCTAAATATGTCTCAATTGCGTATATTGGACTATTTAAACACTTGGCAAATTCTTGCATTATTTCTCGTCGTGTTAACATATTCTTTTTAAATAAATATGCTAACAGACAATTAAAACTAATTTTTACTTATTTTTAAGGTATTTGCACCAAATATCTTTAGATTCTTCACCTAAATTATTAAATAATTTAATAAAAAAAAAACACTCATTTGAGTGTTTTATTATTTTAAAAAAATGGTTCTATATTGTTGTTGCCAACACCCTCATCATGGTCTTCACTAATTCCTAATTGATTTAATGCTTTTCGATATTCATCTTGTTTAATATCATCTTTAACACTATAAATAATTTCCTTAACAATTTTTTTTCCTAATTTTGCTCCAGATATAATTTCCCTTATTTGTTTATGAAATTCTATTGCAGGTAAAGAAGCTAATTCACAATATACATGATGTTTTAAATTAAAATCATCTGGGTCAATTGCTTGTGTGAATTTAGTCCATAAAGCTGGACCAATTCGCATATCCCATGGCTCTGCTGCTAAGAAATCTGCCTTATTTGTAACGTATTCAATAAGTTTTTTATTTTTTGGTAACCCATGCGCTGATAAAAGTTCCATAACGCCTTTAACAATTTCATGAATTAATACTGGAAAAACCATCGCTTGTGCGTGTATTTTTGATTTAGGATTTTTTTTAGTTGGATAATCAACCGATACCATACCACCAACAACACCATCATCCATTTTAGGAACAACATAATAAATATAATCAGCCGCTGACATCATTTTATTATAACGGTTAGGAAGTTTTGGGTCTAAATCTAAAAGCTCTTCGTCCACCATATGAAACATATGATTACATTTTTTTGCTGCACCTTGTGTCATTGCATTTAAAAATCTTCTTTTATATACTTCTTCATTGGCATTTACTAAATCATCATGTGAATCAAATTCCATTCCCTCAACGCTCATAGGTTTTGGATGCTTTTTAGCCCCTTCCAATGTAATTTCGGTAGTTAATTCCGCAATAATTTCAACAGCATCCTCACTCATGTTATATTCTTCACGAATCATTTTAATTGCTAAATCTTCTAAAGCTTTTTTATGCTTGGATTCGATTGCAATTGTTTCGTAAACCAATGGCATCATATTTTTTATCAAAGCTTTATTGTCTATTTCATCAACATCAAATGCTCTTTTATATCTTCTACAAACATCATTAAAACGTTCACCCATTATTTTTTGTTCAAATGAAACCTCATCCCCTTCTGGGAATGCTGGATGCTTGCCCAACGAATGTCTTTGTAATAGCAAATCTTCTTCCAATTCAGGATGCATTCTTTCAAGCATACCTTCAGGATAAACCACAGCTTCGTTTAATTGTGGTTTTTTAGTCGCATTAAGAAGTGCTTTAGCTGCTAATTTTTTATAACTCATTATATTAAATCTTTTACTTTAATTATTCTTTTTTCGGTAACAGGTTGTTCTTTAGATTTTGATAAATCTTTAGATTTTGATAAATTTTTAATACTAGAAATTAAAGTACCCAACCCATTTCTAGGAACACCAATCATTTCAGCAAATGTCGCAATTACTTCCGCCTTTGCTTTGTCATTAGCAATAGTGTTAATGATATTTTCAGGAATTTTACTCTTAATCATTCCCATTAATTTTTTTGCCTTTTTATTCATCTCAATATCATCTTTAGAAATAGTATTATCAACTTCAACCATTGGTTTTTTTTTACTAGCACCAAATAATGTTTCATCAACATATCTTTTAAAATTTTTAATTCCCATATACTCTTCATCAGGTGTCATACTAGCCTTTGCCAATTCTTCAATTGTTTTAAACTTTCTAGCCTTCTTAGTTTTTTTGTTTACGATATAATGTTTATACCCTTCAAAACTTGGATGTGTTTCATCTTTACTATTTTTAGTGTCGTTAGAAATATCTTCAGTTGCATATATGGTATTCATTTCAGGTCCTTCTGGTTCCACAACTCCTTCTTCAGATTTAATATTTTTTGCAATATTTTTCTCAAAATCTTCTACACTATAAATAATATTTTCACCATTTTCATCGGTTTCGTCTAAAGAATATACCCCCATTACTTTTTTCTTATCTGGCGTCAATGCTCTAACCATTTGATATTGTTTGTTATCAATTGTAAATGGTTTAGAAATTTCATTAGTTTCTAAATCTTTGACATCAGAAAGATATATTAATTTATCGCCTATTAGTTCTAATTTTTCTTCAACAACATTAACGGTTACCCCCTTTATTTTGCTAAGATTTTTTTGCACATTAGGGTCACCTAAATCTTTTTTCTTAACATTTATAGTACTTGTTTTTGAACCACTTGTTGATGCTGGTGTTGTTGATTGTGAATAACTTTGAATGCCCATATCCAAAGCACCTTCAATTATTTTATTTTTGTTTTTCATATTTATTCGTGTTTACCAATATTAGGTCTTTTTCATATAATGTTGCGTCAACATTTTCTTTAGCCTCACCAAACTTAAAACATA